CGTGATGAAGCACCCGCGCTTCATGCAGTTGCACCACGCGCTGCACAGGCAGCAGAACGTATTGGAGCCGACGACATCCGTTGAACACAGGCACGAGGCCGGGTCGCCCGTAAATGTCGGCTCCGTGAAGTCGTCTGCGCGGAGGTCGTAGTCGCGCCGCCCCATGTCTAGAAGATGGCCCGGCTGAGCGGCTCATACGAGTCGCACTCGATTTCCTCCTGCGCATCCCTGTGCGGAAGGCGGTCGAAAACGAGCGTCACGGCCCAGCGCACCGGGTTCCCGCCGCGGTTCTTGCACTCGATGCGCTCGACGTCCTCCATGCAGACGCCGTAATCGCAGCAGAACTCCCTGAAGTGGCGGCACTCCCCGCACCTCGCCATCACTCGCTGGCCTCCAGCGCACGCTCGACCTCA